ATCGCTTGCCATTTTTCTTCCTCTCTAAGATTGGCTCACCGTGAATGAGACCGTTTATAATTATTTATTTCTTTTTGCTTTTTTTAGCTTTCTTTTTTTCTTTAAATGGTGAGAAATCATCTCTTCCATTAATCCTAAACCATCCTTGTCTTTCTAAAAACTCTTTCTTTTCAGGATGCTTGTCATCATCAAAAGACTCTACCTTGCCTTGCGATGGATGTTTATAGTATTGCATAAATTCTCCTACATATTGGGGGCAGGGCGAACCATACCCCCAATTTTATGACTCATTAGCTTACGTTAGTAAATCTCACGCCTTTAATGTTGTCAGAATCGTCAATTAACTTCACTCCGTAGAGCAAATCTGAAACCAGTTTAGTTCCTAATGCATCTATCGAATATTCGCTCTGCACTCTAACTTCTTGTTGTGCAGCAAAAACTGCGGCACTTTTGTGGAAAACTGCACCCGGATTTGTGGATGAAGTTCCGCCAGTATCTACAGTATTACTCATGTAAACGTCAATTCCGTAAAGTGAGCCAATCATTCCGCTTCTTAAACCACGGTTGCCTTCGCCTACTGCATCATTTCTGATAAAGTATTGAGCGATACCGCCTGAAGGATTCAAGATGTCTGCGAATAGAGTAGGGTTCACAACCATTGCACACTCGCCATCCATGTAAGGAACGTCATTTTCACCTAGCGTAGCCAAAACCGCTTCAAACACAGCCGCTGTGAGCGTATCATCAGCAGATAGTGCTTGCGATTGGTTCAAACCATCTAGTTCTCCCCAAATATCAGTATCAACCTGACGAGCAAGTGCTTCGCCCATCATGCGACTGTATTTAGATACTAAATCAGCTTCGCTTTGAATTAAAGCTATGTCCTCAAAGAGCTTTGCGACATACTTATGGTTATTGAGAGTCAATTGAGTAGTTGTGGTTGCTGTTGCGTCATAAGCTACGTCAGCACCAGCAGATTTTGCTGAAGCACTAATAATGCTCATTTCTGGGACATTAATAGCATCCCCGTAACCTTTGCCTTTAACAAGAGCTGAATAATCATCAACTAAACCACGAAAAACCGTTTTTCTCTCGAAGTATTTATAAATTCCATCAGCCCAAATTTCGGGGATGAAATGTTGTTCGGTGGTAACCGTTGAGGCACTACCATCATAATGTGTTGCCATTATATTCTCCTAAATTTATTTTCTCATATAAGTCTGCAAAATTCTATTCCAATTCGCCCTTCGCTTATCATCGGGCATATTAACCCAATCCTTTGGGATTTCTTCCTCGTTGAGTGCTCCGGGGGCATCGGGAACGTTCTTACGTTGTTCTTTTGAAAATTTTGCGACCAACATTTCTAATTGTATAAGAGGAAGGTTTCCGAATGCCTTTTTATCCTCTTCGGATAATTCAGAGAGCAGCATATCTCTACGCAACCCTTGGTATTCGCTCTTATCTTTATTATCTTGAGAAAGCTCTTCGATGGTTTTGTCTTTTTCAACAATCAACTCCTGATACCTACCTTCTTCTTGGAGTTTTTTCTGTCTTGCAGATTCTTGTTCTTTTACAAGTCCATCAAACTTATTCTCAAGCTCCCTGTATTTCCCTACTTGCTCGCTAAACCTGCTATAGGGGACAGGGTTGTTTGGTACATTTTCTGTAGCTTCAGTGCTATTACTTTTTACGTCATTACCGACTTCAGAATTTTTTACATCGCTCTGTCCGATGGACGTTGTTTTAACCTCTTTTATTGAGTTGGACATTTTTACCTCTTTTGTTGAGTCAGAATATCATTATTGTATTTTACAATTTGTGATTGCAAAATAGTCATAACGGATTTTAAATTAAATAGTCTATATTCTGCAACCGCAATTTTGAAAAAAAATTAATTAATGCAAAATGGAACTGATGAAGACTTCGGCTTTAAAAAGAAATGGTTCGAGTATATTGGATACGAGCCACACAACGGTCAAAGGTTACTTCATTTTCCAGATAAAAAAACAGCTTCATTCTTTGTTTGCATCTGCGGACGGCGTTATGGCAAAACTACTGCCGCTTATAGAGAGGCAGAGTTTTATGCAGCACAGCCAAACAAAAAGATATGGCTTGTAGGTCTTTCCTACAAAAAATCTCGGCTTATGTTCCGAGAAATATGGAAGGACATGGTCATTGGACACGATGAAGATATTAAGTCTGCATCGGAAAAGGAGCAACACATAGAATTTAAATGGGGTAGCACAGTTTCGGGAATGTCAGCAGACAATCCAAGTTCTTTGGTCGGCGAAGGCTTGGATTTACTGATTGTGGACGAGGCGGCTAAAATGTCAAGAAAGATATGGGATATGTATTTATCCCCAACACTGTCAGACAGGAAAGGTAAGGCTATTTTTATATCAACCCCGGAAGGTTATAATTGGTTATACGACCTGTACCTTCTTGGAAAAACAGACCCACATTGGCATTCAATGAGGTTTCCCTCTTGGGTAAATAATTACGCTTTTCCAGATGGCAAGGGCGATACTTTTATAATGGAAAGAAAAAGAAACCTTGCAAGAGAAGTTTTTGAACAGGAATATGGTGGAGAATTTTCAACATTTGAGGGTAAGGTATATCCATTCAACCGTGAGATTGATTCTGGAGACCATCCTTTCAATTCCTACCTCCCAACTTATTGCTCTATTGACTTTGGCTATAGAATGCCCTCGGCATTATTTTTTCAAACTTATACACAGGGCGGGATTACCCATATCAATATTATTGATGAAATAGTACATCAAAGAAACATTCCTACAGAAAAATTAGCAAGAAAGGTACTCGACAAAGGGTATCCTGTATATACTTATTATGGCGACCCGAGCGGCGTTTCGGTGCAGGGTCAAAGCGGGCTCGGAGACATAGAGGTATTTCGCAGAGAAGGAGTATATGTCCGCTTTTTAAAAGATAGATTAAGTCGTAATATAGCATCTGGGGTCACACACGCCAGAGGGTTCTTCGAGAGCGCCGATGGATTGAGAAGAATACATGTTGACAATAAGTGCACTGGAATTATGGAGGATTTTGAAAATTATCGCTATCCAGCAGAAGTTGAAGGAAAGAACTTGTCTCTCGACCCTATAAAAGACGGATACCACGACCATGGCGCTGATGCATTTAGATATTTTATAGTAAACAAGTTTCCAATAAAACAGAGAGGTTTTAATAAAATTAAAAGGTAGATAATATGGCTAATACAGCAGAAGAAATTATAAAAAATTCAATAAAAGAGTTAAAACAGGTACAATCGAAGGCAAGAAGAGACGAGGTTCGCAAGATGCTTGATTATTACACTGGTACATCAACATCAGAGTATATAAGGAGGTATTTTAATGCAGATTCCTTCAGGGAGATACCGCATTACGAATCTAACTTCACAAAAAAGTTTATAAATAAAATTTCCAGAATCTATACAGTAGGTGCTAACAGAAATGTAAACAAAAGTTATGATTCGCTGACCGATGTTAAGGATGTCAGGATGAAGCACGTCGAGAGGATGACCCGGCTTATTGGCTCTATTGCCTTGAGGGTTATGTGGGTAACGGATGAAAACGGTGAAAATCCAATGTTTGATTATCGCCCAATATATTATTTTGACCCTTACTTCCATTCAGACCCCTTTGAGCCAACAGCAATTGTATATCCAATGAATGCTCCGGTAAATGACCCCGGAGCTACAGAAAAGCTCAAGTATTGTTATTGGGATTCAGAGATTTTTCGCATCGTTGATGAAAACGGGCACATTTTACAGGACACGAAACACGGATACGGTGTTTTGCCGTTTGTATTCCTTCATCGTGAAAATCAGATTGATTCTTTCTATGTTGAGGGCAGTCAGGATATTGTAAGCGCAAATGAGCACGTTAATATTGCAATGACGGAAATGCAACTCGGATTACGCTTCCAGATGTTCGGTCAGCCTTGGACAAATTTAGATTCAGACAAACCAGTTGCAAGAACGGGTTCGGATGAGATTCTGATGTTAGGTGACGGGGGTCAGTTCAATATTGCCTCTCCGCAGGGCAGTATTAACGCTGTAATAGAAAATATAAAATTCCAGATAGAGATGGTAGCTCAAAATCATCATCTCTGGGTTACTTGGGCAGAGCAGGGCGGGGAAGTCCCTTCTGGAATCAGCCTGATGATTAAAGACCTCGAAAGGCATGAGGATTTTATAGACGATATTGAATTATGGCGCTTATATGAAAAACAGATATACAAAAAAGAACAGGCAATTGCCGAGTTTAACTTTACGAGCCTGCCGGATAAATTTGCAGTAGACTTTAATGAAGTTGAATACCCGACGACAGCACAGGACAAGATTATGCTTGACGAGTTTAGCCTGAAGCACAATCTTATAACAGAGGCAAAGATGATGGTCAGGGACAATAAAGACCTGTCCATAGAACAGGCACAGAAAATAATAGGTGATAACAAGGAAGTAAATGAGCAATCAGTTAATAGAGGACTCTTTTCTACGCTACGTCAAGAAACTTAACGAACTTAACGATATTGAAGTGTCTCTAGATGGTAATATCGAAGATATTATGGATAACCCGGAAGAGTGGGCGGAGCAACAAGCCGAAATACTCATATCGGATAATTTAAGCGTTCTTTTAGAAGCCAAAGAAATGGGAAAGGAGTTTGCAGATGTCTTACAGGGTGAGCGGTAAAATAACATTTTTGCCAGAAAAGCTGACAAAGGGTATGATTCGTGAAATGAAAAGACACACAAAAGAAGCCGCATTAGAAAATGCAGAAATGTGTAGATTAAGTATTAATAGGGGAAAAGATATTGTAACTGGGGGAAACTTTGCACACCTAAAGAGCTCAACAACGGATATTAGGCGGTCAAGGGGAGTTTCGGGCAATAAACCGCTTGTGGCAACTGGAAATCTGTATAATAGCATACAGGTTATTCCTGATGGCAATGGATATTCCGTTGTTGTTGATGAATATGGGGAATATCAAAACGAAGGGTTTATTCCTGACAAGATTCCAGTAAAGTCTAATTCAGCAAAAAAAAGATATGCTTTTGTTCCGAATGTTAATGCAATAGAAGTCCCCGCAAGGAATTTTTTTGATACCCCAAAAGCGTTTTTTAGAAGAAAAGAATATAAAAATCTATTAAAGGGTTTTAATAAAAGAATGGGAAATGAAATTAGTAAAGGAAAAGTTGTAAGGATTAGGTAATGCCAGATGAAAAAAGAAGAAAAGTTGATATTGGTGAATTTGATGCGAAAGATAGAGAAGTTATTAGATGGGTTGCTCAAGTCCTCGGATATGATATACAAATCTTCGGACAAAGAATTAGACAGCAAATTGAAGGACTTGCAAGCGCTGGAGTTTCAAAACAATCAATTGCTCGGCTTCTTGATTCAGACCTCAAATCCAACGGCAGAATCTTTGGAGAATATGCCAATTCCATTAAGCGAGGAGTTGTGGGCGGAATTATGCAAATATCACGTAGAGAACTCCACGTGGGGGATGACGTAAGGTACAGGTGGGTGGTTGCACAAGGTGTAAAGAATTGCCCTGATTGTTTAGCTAGGGCTGGGGAGGTTGATACTTGGTCTGGATGGATTTCGAGAGGAATGCCAGCGACAGGATGGTCAGTCTGTAAACAAAACTGTTATTGTCAGGTAGTCCCGGTGGATACCGATATTGATGACATTGTTAAGGTTAAATAATCCTATAATTCCTTATTTTCCAGTCGCTCCCTCTTCTTAAGTTCCTCAATCCAAGCAACCCGAACGCTTTTATTAACCCTTCCCTGCGGAAGCTGGTCAAGACTGACGGCTTCTGCTCTTTTTCTTAAGGCATACCGCTCTCTTTTTTTCTTCAGGTAGTTTAATTTCTTCTGCTCGGCGCTAATAGATTGTTTTAATTCTTTTTTCTCTTTTTCATCTCTTGAGTGCGGGTAATCATTCGACTTGTCCCGCTCGGTCATTTCCATGTTCATTTCCATAACCTCAAAATCAGCCTCAATGGCATCAATCTTATCTTTCTCGATTATTTTTCCATCTAAATCGCTCGATTTAAGAAATTTATCAAAAGGGGAGTCTATTGTTACATTAACATTCTTAACTAATTTCCCAGAATGCTCTAATACCAGTCTGCCTGCCTGAACGTTCCCAGCACAGGCTTCCCGAACCATTGCATTAAGAACCGAGGGAAGTTCAGCCCCAAACTGAACCATGTATCTATCATAAATTGCCTCAATAAACAGCGGGTCTTTACGCCATTTTGTTATTGTATCCTCATGAACCCCGACTGTTTCGGCAACATCCACACATTTCATGGACGGATTACTTGCAAAGCACTCCGCTGCAATCATCTTTTTCGGATTCAGTTTTAATAGTTTATTGCTCATTATAATTCTCCATTTAGGATTAGAAACTCACCCTGAAATACCGTTTATTCTATAAACCCCCAAAATAGCTATCTCTAACAATAACTACATTTAGGGGAAATAAAAAAGCGGTTGATGAAACATGGTTTGCTATAGTAAACTCAAGTATACTGTAGATACGGTTTTATCGTATAACATAGGTTTTAAACCTGCCGTTTTTATATCATTTATCTGTTTTTTAATCATCAAGCCCCTCTAATTTATTGTCCCAACGGACATTCTTTCAAGTATTTTTCCAAAATTGTTATTATAGACATTATATTTCGGATTTTGTGGGGCGTGTGGATACACAACCACAGGATGAAAAAAATACGCCCTCACCCGCCCGTAATAGGGAGGTAAGGGCGTTACGTTTCGGCTGTAGGCGGGGCGTGGGAGCTACCAAGAACAGCCTGTATTAATCCTCCTTTTATGTTAGTGCGTTAACCTCCCCGTATTTCTTAAGTAAGTTGTTCCTTGTTCTGCCTTGTCTTTCTCTTGCTCAAAGCCGTTGCAATCTACACAACGACAGTCGGTAACCTTGTACGTTTCAATAGGAACATCAGCAGAACACTCAACACACTGTTCAAAGTCAACCCCAAGGATTAAGCCTTCCTTGTTTGTGTATGTGTCGGTGGTGGGGTTGTAAGTGTAATCTTGCCATGTGTTGCCCTCATTGCTACCATAATCAACAGTAGAGTAATTACTACCATAATCAACAGTAGAGTAATTGCTACCATAAGTCCAAGCCTTGCTGTAGTGGTGCTTATGGAAGCTCGAATTTGAAAACCAGCAACCCCACTTCTTGACACCGCTTGATTGATTAACTATTTTAACCTTGCCCTCGTTAGAAAGGAATATCATTTTGTCAGAGTCGATATATTCTCTAATTAGTTCAATGATTGAATCGTTGTTCATGAAGTCAAGCGGAAGGTTGCCAAGTAGTTTAGTGAACTTCACGGTGTCGGAAAGCCTCGCATTTACAAAAGACTTCTGCGAGATTATGCCGTTGTGAACTAGCCAAGTTAGCTCGTTAACTTTATGCGGGTGTGTGTTTCTGATGTCAATCTTGCCATGTGTCGCAATCCTGAAATGTATAACAAAATTGGTATTATGTTTCTCTCTATGCTTACGGAATTGACTATAGAAAACATCAAAAGATTCTAGCTCCTTTACTGTTACTACTTCAGAGTCGCAAGCATACATAAAGCCCGCCCCGTCAGGGTTGTTATTCCAGCAATTTTGAAGAGTCTTCTTCTTCAACATTTTGTCTTTCGGTTGTAGTATTGCAATGCACATTAGACAACCCCTATCATTTCATTGAGTGGCGTGTAATCGTGAAATTGAGTAAGCGTCTTACCTCGTCTTGCCTCTGTCTCATTCAATGTATTATTTGCATACATTAAGTCAAGTAGAACCCATTCTCGGTAATTTATCGACTTGTCCAACCACGTAGAAAGATTTCTGAAACGGTTGGATTTGTCAACCCATTTCTTGAACAGGAACGGCTTAAGGTTTTCGGCGCTTGTTTCTTGTGTAAACTCAAAAAGAGACTGCGCAAACTCAATATTTGCGTAAAACGTTTCCTTTTTTAGCGTCCCTCTAGGTGAGCGAAATTCTACCCTATTTTGAGGTAAATTTAAAGCCGTCCCTCTATCGTTTCTATGGTTCAAGGCTAACGAGCGTGTCGTGTAGAGAGCGTTTCCAATACAGTTAACAAAATAGTGTTTCTTGTAATCACTCCCATCGATGCTACCCCTCACGTCTGT